CACATATTGGCAAAGCTCATGCTCTTACCAGAGCCACGCCCACCAATGGCTATCTTGAACCTTTTAGGTTCTAGAAAGCGGTTTAGCTTTGCGGGCAGATAGATTTCTGGCATTACTTTTCCCTGCTAACTTTTTTCACTTTCTCGTAGCTTCTAGCGCCAACTAACCCTAACATCCCAAGCATCGTGCTAGTTAATAAAGTGCTATCAATTTCTGGAACTTCTACCCAGATGCCTAAGAATGGCGCTAAGATAGTTGAGTAGAGCAGAGAGAATCCGCAGCACCATCCTATGGCCGGTCGCCATCCGCTCACAAACAAAGACTTATGAGCAGCCTCGGTTTTGTTAATGGCAAGTTGTGCGAGAACTTGCTCTTGAGAATGTCGGTCCGCCATCGTTGCCAAATCATGACTGAGCCTATCGCGGGTCGTTTTGTCCGGTACTGCTCGTTCTAACAGCGCAGATACTGGGCCGATCAACGCGCTAATCGCAGACAGCATTTAGATAACAACCCAAATAACAATGCCTACCACAAGTAGCACAATCACTGCGCCAATATGGTGATGCTTGCTTGTCTGAAACAATCTCCAGACAGGACCACCGATTTTAGCTAATAAGTTTTTAATCATCTGTTCACCTTTATTCCGCATCATGTTCGTTGAAATGTTTCTGGATTAGCGCCTCAACAGCTTCTAAATCACGCTGTAGGTACTCTATTCGCAAGTCCTGTCTGGCATCGTCCGGTAGCGCACCTAATTCACCTCTAGGCCATTTTATACGGAACTCTTCGTTAAGAAGAACGGAAGACTGGATTCTAATGTTGTCTAACTGGAGCTGCGCTATCTCCGATGTCAGCGTGAAATACACGCCCGCGATAGAGATAAATCCAGCAAGCAGACCTATTAGAGTCTTTAAATCCAGTTGAAACTGAGTGTTTTGCTGCACCTCTAATGGCTCTGGCATAACTCACCTCACTGTTTATCTGTGAAATTGAAGTATGCACCCGCCATCAGTGCCGCAAGAAACAACGTAGTCAGCGCCTGGACAATGGTTTTACCCACGGTACGCTTGGCAGAGCGGAAGGAATCCAGCAAGTTCCTGAGTTCTTTCACATCAGAATTTGCATCTTCATCGGACAGCCCTACTTCGCGCAGTGCCGTTCTAGCTCCCGCTTCCACAGCGCGTTCGATCATTGCTTCCATCTCTGCTTCAGTCATTGTTTACGGGCTTTCAGGCCAGGTTATTGAATTTGGAAACCCTGCTTGTGCAGGAACATCCCTGAGTCCCTGTCGATATGTAGTCCAATCAGAAGGAACCGCAGTGCCGCCTTCCGCTGACTTAACTACCATCCAATCTGAAGTTGCTAGTTTGGCATCGCGTGTCTTTCTTATATTGAAGGCTTTTATATCTTCTGGAGCCGCAGTTACTATCCAGTTCTGAACCCATACACCATCTGTAAATACCGCATCACCTTCAGCTCTAGCCTGAGTATCAACGTCAAAGAAAGGGGGTGTAACCATTTTAAGAGGTGATACCCCAAACTCCACGCGCTGATCTTCGGACAACCTTCGCACAGATGTGTTAGTTGATTCATTCCACTGTATATTTTCAACTTCGTTAGGGATATGGCGAACAAAAGTTTCGCTATTTGTCTGAACGTATCTCATCTTCTTGCCTCTTTTTGGTGGTTCTAGTTACCGCCGCCTCATGCTCAGCATGGTCAGTTATTTGTGCTTGCAAGGCTTCGTAAGTGTTATTTACTGACTCCATTTGCATACGAGTATCTGCAAGCCTGTTCTTTAAGTCTGTCGTATCAGCACCTTGTGGAGCATTGTCTAGCAGATGCTCAAAATTAATTGCATCAAACTCATAATGGAAGTATTCCATCTCTCTTCCGTACATAGCCTCTGCTATTGTGTCAGCTTTATAAGTTTCTGGCAGTTGTTTATATTTCATGTTTTTCCTTATTTTATACTGTAGTAAAAGATACCCCTGTTCCATCTCCGGCAGGCACAGTTCCCGGCGTTGACTTAGCGCCGAAGGCAGAGCCGGTCCATTCAAATGCTGTAAGATAAGGGCTTGCGGAGTGTGCTAACAGAACGTGATTTCCAGAAGTGGTAAAGCATACATCCTTCCCTACCCCCGCCGGTAAAGAGCTAGGGTTTGCGAACTTAGAACCAAAACCCGAAGCGGTGAATGCGTATGCTGACAGATAGGGCGACCAACTGTGAGCAACAAAAATCTCGCTACCGGCAGGACTGAAGGCTAATCCTTCCCCCCCAGTATAAGGAACTGTGACGGGGTCTGTTAGCCTCGCACCAAAACCTGAAGCACTCCACGTGTACGCATTAACATAGGGGCTAGAGCAACCTATAACCACCTGGCTACCTGACGGGGCGAATGCCGCGCTCCACCCTGTACCCGTAGGTGGGCTAGAGGGGTCTGCAAACTTAGTACCAAAACCTGAAGCACTCCACGGGTAAGCCTTAACCCCTGGAGCGTTAGCGTGACCAACAACCACCTCAGTGCCAGCAGGACTAAATGCTATGCCGTACGCATTATTCGCAGGCAAAGTGGAGGGGTCTGCAAACTTAGTACCAAAACCAGAGGAAGTCCACGGGTACGCCGAAATTCTGGGGCTTGTAGTATGGGCTATCATTATCTCAGTACCAGCAGGGCTGAACGCGACATACCAGCCTTGGCCTGTAGGTATAGTACTAGGGTTTGCGAACTTAGTACCAAAACCAGAGGAAGTCCACGGATAAGCTGTAGCCCAAGGAGTTGTTTCATGAGCAACAACTATCTGCCTTCCATTAGGACTAAAACTCACTCCGTTCCCATATCCAGTGGGCAGAGTGCCGGGGTCTGACATTTTCGAGCCAAAAGTACCTGAGTCTGACCATTCGTACACTGAGATATAAGGAGAGTTGTCATGAGAGCAAGCAACATAACCAGTTGACGATGCTGTTTTATTTTCTGACCATGCAAGCCATTTCGTTGCTGTGACTTTAAGAGCGGTTACGACATTGCCTCCAGCAACAAGCATATTTCCAGTGCTGCCGCTCAAATCCTCCAGCGTATCCGAGGTAATGCCTATAGTTAGAAGCCCTGCACTATTGTCGTTTACAAAAAGCACGACAGCGCCTATGTCAAAAGCAACACTCGCATTAGCGGGGATAGTCCAAGTACGTTCTGTCGTATCAGCAGCAGGGTGAAATATCTGCTTGCCAGCATCGTCAATAACCAGAGTATAGTCTGCTGATTGGATGTTCTGATCGTAGCTAACACCACCCGATGCTGCAACAACCGCCGTCCCGTCCTGCTTAATTACTGATACTCGGATGACATCATCATCATCTTTAACTACATAAAGCCTATCACCAGCCGCACAGGTATAACTTACTCCTCCAACAATATTCATTGTTGTGGCATGGAAAGTTAAAGGCCAAGCGGCAGCGGCTATAAGTACCATCTGCTGACCTTTGGTCATTGTTAGGCTTGTAGCTGTCGTTGTGCCTGTAATGACCACCACATTTCCGGTAGCAGCAGTGAGGTCGGTAGCCGTTGCCGAAGCTATGTCAGCACCAGCAGCTTCAGTTTGTAGAGCCGTGAAAGTGTTAGCGCCAAGGATAGCCGCTGTACCTGTTACACCAGCAGGAGGTAGTCCTGTTACGTTAGTCAAAGTTCCAGATGAAGGAGTACCAAGAGCCGGTGTAACAAGCACAGGGCTTGTAGATAGAACAACAGCCCCCGTACCCGTAGAGGTGGTGACACCTGTACCGCCGTTGGCGACTGCTAGAGTTCCAGTTAACGTAATATTCCCAGATGTTGTTATTGGGCCTCCAGTAGTCGTTAGTCCTGTGGAACCTCCCACTACGCCAACGCTTGTCACTGTGCCGTAACCGCCAGTATCAATAAGATAGCCCAAGCTATTCCAAACTGTAGTTCCATCACCAGCTTTAATTTTTAAGGTATCTGTTTCAATACCTAGTTCGCCTTGTGCCAAAACCGGATTAACAGAAGTCCAGTTGGCTGCCGTGTCCCGTCTGATTTGAATCATGTCAGCCATTATGCTGTTCCTCCATCAATTGATTGCGGCGCGGTATAAACTGAAGCTGCAAAGCCTCCATCTGCGCTATTTATGTTATTTGTAACCGTAGTAGTTGGCGCGACTTGTATCCATGCGCTTGAATCATAAACCCTCATTTCATCAGATACAGTATTGAAGTATAACGCTCCTTCTTGCAAAGCTCCTCCTTGATTGTCAACAGTAGGATTTGAAGACTTTTCTCCAAGGTATATTGCGTCAAATTCAATAAACTTGTTGCTTGCAGACGTAGCAGACCCAGCAGCGGCAGTTGCAGACCCAGCGGCAGCAGTTGCAGAGCCAGCGGCAGCGGTTGCACTACCGGCAGCGGCAGTAGCACTACCGGCAGCAGCGGTGGCTGATCCGGCAGACGCAGTGGCTTCCGCAGCAGAAATTACAGCACTAGCAGCCGAAGCAAGAGCATCGACACCCGCTGCATTCTCACTAACCAAAGCAGCCGCCGCACTTGCCGCAGCAGCAGTAGCACTAGCAGCCGCAGCCGCTGAAGTACCAACCCACCATAAGGGATTGGCAGACGGCTCTTTATTTAAGTTTGAATTTTGCAATGAGGTGTAGAGTATGCCGTCTGTACCG